ATGGCAGCCAGTATTGGAGCATCCTGATTTACCAAAAATCGAGGACGCATACAAAAGAGCTGTAACAACTGTTATCTTGGAAAACCAAGAAAAAGCAGTTAGAGAAGACAGATCATTTATGTCAGAAGCTGCGCCAGCTAACGCAACTGGTTCATCTGTTGACAATTGGGATCCTGTTTTAATATCACTTGTTAGAAGAGCAATGCCTAACTTAATCGCATACGATATTTGCGGTGTTCAACCTATGACTGGTCCAACTGGTTTGATTTTCGCTATGAAATCAAGATTTGGTTCACAAGCAGGTGCTGAGGCATTATTCAACGAAGCTGATTCAGACTTTTCTGCTAGAGACGCTGCTGGTGACACTGGTTCTCCAGACGCTCAATCAGGAACTAACCCTGCAACTCTAAACGATTCACCATCTGCTGGAACTTACACAACTGGTTCTGGTATGACTACTGCACAAGCAGAGACATTAGGTGATGGTTCAGATGAGTTCGCAGAAATGGCTTTCAGCATTGACAAGGTAACTGTCACTGCTAAGTCAAGAGCTCTTAAAGCAGAATACACTATGGAACTTGCTCAAGATTTAAAAGCAATCCACGGTTTAGATGCTGAGACTGAATTAGCAAATATCTTATCAAGTGAGATCCTTGCTGAGATCAACAGAGAAGTAGTTAGAACAATTTACTCACACGCTAAAGCGGGTGCACAAGTAAATACTACAACTGCTGGTATCTTTGACTTAGACACAGACTCAAATGGTAGATGGTCAGTTGAGAAATTCAAAGGACTATTATTCCAACTTGAAAGAGACGCTAATGCTATTGGTCAATTAACGAGAAGAGGAAAGGGTAATATAATTATCTGTTCAGCTGATGTTGCTTCTGCACTTCAAATGTCAGGTGTATTAGATTACGCTCCTTCACTTGCAACAAACTTAAACGTAGATGACACTGGTAATACTTTCGCTGGTGTACTAAACGGTAAATTCAAAGTATATGTTGATCCATATGCAGCGAACATATCTGCTAGTCAATACTACGTTGCTGGTTACAAAGGAACTTCACCTTACGACTCTGGTCTGTTCTATTGCCCATACGTTCCACTACAAATGGTGAGAGCAGTTGGTCAAAACAGTTTCCAACCAAAAATTGGATTCAAGACTAGATACGGAATGGTACAAAATCCTTTCGCAACTTCAGACGGAGACGGTGCTTTAGATAACTCAGGTGCTGTTGCTGCTGGAAAAGCTAACTTATATTACAGACGTGTTAAAATTACTAACATCATGTAATATCTGTTAAATCAGAATACGAAAAAGGGGGGATTTATTCCCCCTTTTTTTTAGCCTAAAATTCATTATAAATAGTAATATGACAGAATTAAATGTAAACACTAGACAGCCCTCTAAACTAGATTATGCAAGTCCAATACAGTTTAGATTTAAAATGGCAAAACTACCTAAGGTAGAGTTTTTTGTACAGACGGCAAACATACCTGGCATAAGTCTAGGCACAGCGACTGTACCCACACCATTATATGATTATCCCATACCTGGTGATAATATAAATTATCAGACACTAGATATATCTTTTCTAGTGGATGAGAATCTAAACAACTATAAAGAGTTGCATGATTGGATAAGTGGTCTAGGATTTCCTAAAAATCATCAACAGTTTGCTGATCTACAAGCAACTGGTGCTGATAGATTTCCTGGCTCGACTGCAAGTTCAGTCGCAACAGGAAGTAAACAAACACCAGCACCTCTAGCAGAGGGCGGTACTTATTCAGACGCAACACTAACAGTTTTAAGTAGCAAGAATATTGCTAAGACAGAGATAAGATTTTCAAATGTATATCCTATCTCTCTAGGATCATTATCTTATGATATTAAGGCAAGTGATGTTGACTACTTGCAGGTACAAGCAAGTTTTAATTATTTAAATTATGATATAGTACAGATATCTACTACATAATAATAGGATGAAAATTGATGAAAACTTTAAGATGGATCGACAAAGCCGTATGTCTCGGCAATGGTAAATCACGCATAGGACTAGACCTCGTAAAGATGAAAGATTACGCAACCGTAATAGGTTGCAATGCTATTTACAGAGATTTTTCTCCAGATATATTAGTGGCATTGGATTCAAGGATGAGTCACGAGGTGTATAGATCAGGATATGCACATAAGGAGTTATGCTATCTAGGTTACTGGACACCTGTGCCGAATGTTGTTGCTGATATGATGTTAGCAGATAAATGGTATGGTAAAGGTAAGATAGATAATGAACCTAATGGTCGCGAGGAAGTTGTATATCATGGGGCAGATGGTGTGTTCACACTCACAAAGGGCAAAAATCTAGGTATAACTTATGTGACAGGTGTAAAACCTGGTGATAAAGTTACCGATATTGATCCCAAGGTAGATGATTTTGCTTATGCAACAGGCAGTAGATCGGTACATCTCGCTTGTGAATTAAATGCCAAAGAGGTATATCTAGTGGGTCATGATCTATATTCAGACGACAATAAGGTAAATAATATCTATGCTGGCACAAAGAGTTATGCAAAGAAAGATGACTTGGCTGCTAGACCTGATAATCCAGATGAGATGTATAACTGGATAATGCAACACAAGAATACATTTAATAAATTTAAAGACGTACAATTCTATAAGGTGAATAAAGAGGAGGAAGCAAAAACCGCTTCCACAATAAACGAATGGCAGGAATGTGATAACCTAACCTATATAACCCATAAAGAAATGAAGCAACGGCTTTACAATTAACCGAAAAGGTGATATAATAACATTATGACATTAGAAGAATTACAACAGTCCGTTAATAAAGACTTTAAATTAGATGATACTGAGTTGGATAGAGAGTCGGTAAACATACCCCTATTACATAATAAGTATCTAATACATTTTAATAAATTTAACCTATTGCGAAAAAAGGCAGATCAAGATTATAAGACTTTAATTAGAGAGAAATGGGAATACTACACAGGTAAAGCAGACCCTAGTGTATATCAAGCAAAACCTTTTGATATAAAAGTTTTAAAAGCAGATGTTCACATATACATGGACTCTGATCCTGAATTACAAAAGGCAGATCAAAAGGTTGCATATCTAGATCAAGTAATAAAATATCTTGAGCAGGTTTTACGAGGCGTAAACAATAGGACTTTCTTAATTAAAAATGCTATTGAATGGAAGAAGTTCACTAGTGGTGCAATATAATGGATCATCAAAAGGTTTTCTCAACACATATATTTGTAAAAGATAATTATCTGGCACCTCAGAGATTGCCTGCTATGCAAGAAGAAATAAAAAATTTATATAAACATACTACTAATTTTCAAACAGGACCTAACTTAGATCAGACAGAACCATTTAAGTGGTTTGCAAATGATATAGGTAAAACTGCTTTTGATATATTTGATAAATTAAATTACAACGTACAAGACATAGAAATAACTGGTATGTGGGGTAATATATTGAAACCTGGTGAGACACACCCACCACATACACACTCTAATAACTTTTTAAGTGGAGTGTTTTATTTAGAGTCAGACGCTGAAACTGGTATTATTTTTTCAGACCCAAGGCCAGCAGCAGATGTACTAGTGCCAAGAAAGAAAACAAAGACTAACGAAAATTCAAACTTACTATCCTACATTTCAAAACAAAACAGACTAATAATATTTCCTTCGTGGTTAGTTCATTGGGTCCCAATAAACAAGTCTAAAAGAGATCGTATAAGTATTTCTTTTAATATACAAATAAAAGGGCAAGTAGGTGAACAACACGAATTCCAATCCGCAAAATACTAATCTACTAATTATAGAAAAAAAGAACGAGGTCTACATCACGGTAGAATGTGAGGCTGATATTCAGAGAGAGATATCTGAGTTTTTTACTTTCTATGTACCAGGTTATAAATTCATGCCTGCATTTAGAAACAGAATGTGGGATGGAAAGATTAGATTATTCTCACAAAAAACAAAAGAGATTTATTTCGGTCTATATCCATATGTAAAAGCATTTGCTGAAGAAAGAGGATATGTGATCGTATGTGGCAAAGATGTAGATATTGATAACAAGGTAAACAAAGATACCGTAAAACATTTCTGTAATAGTCTAGGTCAAAAGTTTCAAGCGAGAGACTATCAGATAGACGCTGTATATAGTAATCTAAAATTAAATAGATCACTACTATTAAGTCCTACAGCCTCTGGTAAATCATTTATAATATATGCATTGATAAGATATTACACACATTTATTAAAAGATAAAAAGTGTTTATTAATAGTGCCGACCACATCACTGGTAGAACAAATGTACAAAGACTTTCAAGACTATGGTTGGAATGTGAAGAAAAATTGTCATAGATTATATAGCGGATATTCTAATCAGACAGATAAAAGGGTCTTGATATCCACATGGCAGTCATTATATAAATTGCCAAAGAAATATTTTGAGCAGTTTGGTGCTGTGTTTGGTGATGAGGCACATTTATTTAAATCTAAATCATTAACAGAGATAATGACCAAACTCATTGATTGTAAATATCGTATTGGTCTTACAGGTACCTTAGATGGTGCTCACACACATAAGTTAGTGTTAGAGGGATTGTTTGGTGCTGTGAATAAGGTAACATCAACCAAGAAACTTATGGATAAAAAACAATTAAGTAACCTTGTTGTTAGATGTTTAATACTAAAACATACCGAAGAAAATTGTAAGATGATTGCAAGTGGTAAATATCAAGATGAGATAGATTATCTGGTATCTAGTAAATCAAGAAACAACTTTATAAAAAATCTTGCACTTAAATTACAAGGCAATACTTTAATATTATTTCAATTGGTAGAAAAACATGGAAAGGGATTACATGAACTTATACGAAACAAAGCCGAAAACAGAGATGTCTTTTTCATCTATGGAGGAGTTGACGCCGAACAAAGAGAGCAGGTCAGAGCAATCACAGAAAAAAGCAACAACGCTATTATCGTGGCTTCCTATGGGACTTTCTCCACAGGCATTAATATACGGAACTTGCATAACATTATTTTTGCTAGTCCTTCTAAATCTAGGATAAGAAATCTACAAAGTATTGGTAGAGGATTAAGATTAGGCGATAACAAAGTTAATGCGACACTATACGACATAGCGGATGATATGCAATATAAATCAAAAGAAAACTTTACACTAAAACATTTTCAAGAAAGAATAAACATTTATACCGAAGAGGAATTTGATTACGAAATTCACAATATAGAGCTAAAGGATAGATAAATAGTTATATGGATAATAATACCGATTATCGAATGGTTAGACTTATAGATGGTAGCACCATCATGGGTTCTATAACTGTTGACAAAGATTTCTTGCGAATAACAAACGCACTAGAATTACATACCGTACAAAGACAGACTGAGTTTGGTATGAAAGGTGATTCTAGTTTAGCGCCTTGGTTAAGTTATACAGATGATAAGACATTTGTAATACCAAGAGATAAGATAATGGTAATCACCCAAGCGGACAAATACATTTCAAATTACTACGAGGTTATTTTAAATAAACTAGAGAAACAAAAAGAGAATGCTAAACCAGCTCTATCTCCTACCGAGATGGAGAACATCTATAAGATAGCGGAACAGATAGATAAAATGGAAAAACATGCCAGAGACGAAAGACTAGAATGGCGAGAGGAAGACTTGATAGATTTGTTTGGAAAAAAGACGATACACTAAGGGTAGCTAGGTGGTTCCCCAAGCGACTACATAGTCAGTATAACACAAGATCCTACAGCCGTCAAGCATTTCAAAAAAATAATTCAAAAGCTTTACTTTGAATAGCAAAAATGTTATAATAAATTATGTCAGAAAAACAAAAAGCAAAACAAAAAGAACACTATGTAGATAACAAAGTATTTCTACAAGCGATGATTGAATGGCGTTTAAAATATGACAAAGCAAAAGACAAAAATAGAAAACCACCTAAGGTAACCAATTATATAGGTGAATGTTTTTTGAAGATTGCCAATCACTTATCGTATAGACCGAATTTTATAAACTACACTTACAGAGATGATATGATCTCAGATGGGATTGAAAACTGTTTACAATATATGAACAACTTTAATCCTAAAAAATCAAACAATCCATTCGCATATTTCACTCAGATAATATACTATGCTTTTATTAGAAGAATACAGAAAGAGAAAAAACAACAAGATGTAAAAGCAAAAGTAATTGCAAACTCTGGTGTAGAGATGATGATGGATTCTTTAGAGGGTGATGACGCTGTATATAAAAGTCAGATGTTAGATTTCTTACAAAAGAATATAAAAGAAAGTAACCCACAAGAGATTAAAAGTAAAAAGAAGTAGTTATATAATTAGGTAGGTATGAAAATAGCGTTATTAAACGACACACACTTTGGTGTCCGTAATGATAGTATGATCTTTGATGAGTATCTTCATAAGTTTTATGATGAGATATTTTTCCCATACTTGGATAAACACAATATAAAAACCCTTATACA